GGTCAAGGAAATTATTTATGACATCACCCAAATCCAAATCAGCGTTCATGACTGTCCGAGTGACAGACAAGACGCGCACCAAGTTTCATGAGAAAGCACGAAAGCTAGGGACACCAAGCGAAGTGCACCGTGAAATCGTAGAGGCGTTCAATGAAGACCGCCTCACAATTCAACCCCCTGTAATCCGTAACCCTCTGGAGAAACTTTATGTCACTCGAACTCAAGATTGAAGCCCTGACTGCTGCTGTAACTGCCCTGACTGCCCAACTGCAAGCTGGCAATGTAGCAGCACCCGCACCTGTTGCACCAACCCCCGCACCTGTGGTACAAGCTGCCCCAGTTGCTGCTCCGGTTATGCCAGCACCACCAACTTTTACGCCCGCTGCGATGGCTCCAGCGATGAACCCATTGCCTACTGCAACAGCGACTTCTACAACGAGTAGCGCACCGTTCTCTGACCCCAAAGGTCTGATCGACTACGTGATGGGTGCTTACAAAGCACTCGGCCCACAAAAGGGTGCTCTGATCCAAGGCGTCTTGACTGGTTTGGGCTACCAAAACATCAACGATGTCAAGCCCGAGCACTACGGCGCTTTGTTCGCTGGCGTTGAAGCCTTGAAAGGTTAATCATGGAAAACAACGAAATGACTTACGGGCAAAAAGCCGTTGGCCTGACTTTTAATCCAAGTAATGATGACGCTGTTGCTCAATGCAAAGCAGAGTTTGCAAAAGTAATTGATCGCATGAACGACTTGCGCAACTCGACTGGCAGCAGCCCTGAGATCGCACGTATGTGCAGCATCGCAATTACTGAAGCGCAGACAGCGCAGATGTGGGCCGTCAAAGCAATCACTTGGAAGTTTTGACATGAGCGATCATGCCAAGCTGTCCCCATCGAAGCGCAGCCGCTGGGCCTTGTGCCCCGGCAGCATTCGAGAGGAGGCCAAATACCCTGACACCGGTAGCGGCCCCGCTGCTGCCGACGGCACACACTCGCACACGCTGCTTGAGCATTGCATCAAACAGTTTGTTGACCCACTGTCAATGGTGGGTCAGTTGATGACCGATCACGAAGGCTCGTTCCATGTTGACAAGGACCGTGCTGAACGTGTCAAGGTTGCGTTTGATTACGTTCACCAGATTAAAAATCTCGGACTTCAAGTAATCAGCGAAACAAAGGTAGACCCTGAATTCCTGCTGGGTCGCAAAGACTTGTCGGGCACGGTAGACCTTCAAATCATCGGTGGCGACACCCTTGAACTGATCGACTACAAGGATGGCATGGGTATCGTTAGCGCCGAAGGCAACTTGCAGCTTGAGCAGTACGCCTACGGGGTGCTGGCTGGCTACAAGCTGCCCGTTAACGGTGCCTATCCCATCGAGTACGTGAAGATGACCATCATCCAACCCAAGCTGGCGCTGCGTGGGATGCCTGCCATCACATCGCACACTGTCACGGTGCGCTCTTTGTTGGACAACGCAGGTACAATCATCTCGCAAGCCGCTGCCACTGACAAACCAGACGCACCGCTTGTACCGGGTGAAAGTCAATGTAAATTCTGCCGCGCAAAAGGCTCATGCAACGCGCTGGCAAGTAACGTAATGAAGGAGGTCGGAATCATGTTCCAGCCTGTCGTAACTCAAACACTCGATGTCGCGCAGCAATCTGCCGATAAAGACCCATCCACGATGGACGATGCCCAGATCGCTCAGATCATGGAAGCTGCCCCCTTGATGCGTCAACTCCTCGAAGGTGTGGAGAAGGAAGCCCTGCGCCGTCTGGAAATGGGTCAAGTTATCCCCGGCCTTAAGCTGGTCAACGGTCGTGGCTCCCGTGCGTGGGCACTGCCTGAAGACGAGATGGCCGAGAAGCTGGTCAAGATGGGCATCCCCAAGTCTGCTGTCTACGAAACCAAACTCGTCACACCCGCCAAGGCTGAAAAGCTGACGTGGGAGAAGAAGGACGGCACCAAGGTTGTACTGACCGATCGTCAACTCAAGCGCATGGAGCAAGAGTACGTGGTCAAGCTGGCTGGCAAGCTGACCGTAGCCCCCGAATCTGATGGCCGTCCGGCTGTCATCACCAATGCTGCGCCGCTGTTTAGCGCAGTAGAAGCAGCACCCGCTGCCGAATCCCTGCCCTCGTGGCTTTCTTAAACTGGAGTAAATGTAATGTCTGAAATCATCTTTTTGTCGAACGTCCGTCTGTCTTTCCCCCACCTTGCTGAACCACAGCGCCAGATCAATGAGCAGACTGGCAAGGAACGCATCTCGTTCAATTGCGAGTTCATCATGCCGCAGGACCACCCCGGCTTCCAGCAGTTCATGGCCCGTTACGGTGCTTTGGCTTTGGAGAAGTGGAAAGAACACGCTCAAGCTGTCATGGGCATGATCCAGCAAGACCGCAAGACCCGCTGCTTTGGCCGTGGTGAGGAGAAGGTCAACAAGAAGACCTTCCAGCCCTACGATGGTTATGCAGGCCATGTGTTCATCACCGCAGGCCGCGACACCGCACCTCAAGTGATCCAAGCCGATGGTCAACCCATTGACCCAGCCAACACGATGGCGTATCAGCAGTTGGCCCGCAAGATGTATGGCGGTTGCCGTGTCAACGCTGCGATCAAGCCTTGGCCTCAAGACAACAAGCATGGCCGTGGCATCCGCTGCGACTTGATCGCTGTGCAGTTTGCTGGTGACGATACCCCATTCGGTGAAGGAGCCGTTGATGCGTCTGGGATGTTTGGTGCGGTGGCGACTGCTCCTGCTGGCATGTTTGGCGCTGCGCCTCAAGGTGCGCCTGCGATGCCTGCTGCGCCGTTTGCGGCAGCGCCTACTGGCCTGCCTTCGTTCTTCGGCCAGTAATTGAATCGGGGCCACTGCCTCTGGGGGTTCCCGGGGGACCGGCCAGTGGCCCCACCTACCCGGTAACCGTAATGAGTAACGACTATGTGTTTGACATCGAAACCTTCCCCAACGTCTTTACGTTGGCGGTGGAACATGCAGACGCACCCCTTCAGTGGATGTTTGAGATCAGCGATCACCGCAACGACTCGCGTGAGATCGTCGCGTTCCTTCAGTACCTGAAAGACACCGATGCCCGCATGATCGGGTTCAACAATCTTGGCTTTGACTACCCCGTGGTGCACACACTCGTGCGCATGGGTCAAAGTGATGCCAACACGCTGTACCAAAAGGCGATGGCGATCATCAACGCGCAGGACGATGATGGTGGCCGTTGGATGCACTCGGTCAAGACTTCTGACCAGTTTGTCACGCAGATCGACCTGTTCAAGATTCACCACTTTGACAACCGTGCCCGGTCCACCAGCCTCAAGGTGCTGGAGTTCAACATGCGCAGCGACACGATTGAAGACCTGCCGTTCCCGGTGGGCACCGTGCTCAACCGCACACAGATTGAAGTGCTCAAAGAGTACAACAAGCACGATGTGGCGCAGACCAAGGCGTTCTATCACCACACGCTTGACATGATCCACTTCCGTGAAGAACTGACGCGCAAGTACCAGCGTGACTTCATGAACCACAACGACACCAAGATCGGCAAAGACTACTTCACCATGAAGCTGGAAGAAGCCGGTGTCGCCTGCTACGACTTTGGCCCCAAGGGCCGTACACCCCGGCAGACCAAGCGCCCAGTGATCGCGCTCAAGGACGCCATCTTGCCGTGGATCAACTTCGAGCATCCTGAATTCAACCGGGTGATGAACTGGCTCAAGGCTCAGTCAATCACCGAAACCAAGGGAGTCTTCAATGACCTTACTGCAAGTGTCAACGGTTTTACTTTTGTGTTTGGTCTGGGTGGCATTCATGGAAGTATCGAGTCGGAGGTCATTGAGTCCGATGATGATCATGTCATTGTTGATCTTGATGTCACTTCTTACTATCCCAATCTGGCTATCACTAATTCTTTTTATCCTGCCCATCTTGGACGGGATTTTGTAAGTATTTACAAGCACCTGTTCGAGCAGCGCAAGTCGTACCCAAAGAAGTCAGCCGAGTCGGCCATGCTGAAGCTGGCGCTGAATGGTGTCTACGGCGACAGCAACAACCAGTTCAGTGTGTTCTACGACCCGCTGTTCACCATGAGCATCACGCTGAACGGTCAACTACTGCTGTGCTTGCTGGCCGAGGGGTTGATGCACATCCCCGGCCTGCGCATCATTCAGGTCAACACCGATGGCCTGACAGTGCGTGTGCCCCGGGCCAACAAGATGCTGGTCGATCTGGCCCGCGCTGCATGGCAGTCGCGCACCGGCCTCAATCTTGAGGAAGCTGTGTACAAGGCCATGATGGTGCGCGATGTCAACAACTACATCGGCGTATTTGAAAACGGCAGCACCAAGCGCAAAGGTGCTTACGAGTACGACATGGAGTGGCATCAGAACGCTGGTGGCTTGGTCATTGCCAAGGTGGCCGAGAAGGTGCTGGTCGAGGGTGCGCCCATCCGCGAAACCATTGAGCAGTGGCCCGACATCATGGACTTCATGCTGCGCACCAAAGTGCCTCGGTCGAGTCACTTGGGCATCGAGCGTGACGGCGTGACATCGCAGCTTCAGAACATCACGCGCTACTACGTGGCCGAGGGTGGTGGGCAGTTGGTCAAGTACATGCCACCGCTTGCAAAGAAGCCCGAGCAGTGGCGCAAGTTTGCCGTTGAGAGTGGCTGGGGTGTGCAGCCCTGCAACGACATCAAGGACGCTGGCAAGCTGCCGGTCAATTTCGATTACTACGTCAAAGAAGTGGAGAAGCTATGTCTGGGACTTGCTTGAACACCAAGGTGCTGGAGGCCGGTGGCAGCATCGAATCAAGAATGCTACTGGCTGGTTTTACCGACCGGTACGTCTTTACCAAAGAGCAGTTGGAACAATTCATGGAGAACCTGAAAAATGAACAACGTAACCGAAGTAACCCCTGAAGAACTTGAGGAGTGGAACAGAATGACAGCATTGAACAAGCAAGTGGCCGGTGACCACTACAAGGATCAACCGATTCAACCAGTCGAGTACATCCACGCCAACGCGATTGGGTACTTTGAGGGCAACGTAATCAAGTACGTGAGCCGCTGGCGCAAAAAGAACGGCCTTGCTGATTTGGAAAAGGCCAAGCACTACATCGAGTTGCTGATCGAACTGGAGAACCGCAAATTACTTGGGGAACTTGATGCTCGAAAAACAAATTGAGGCCAAGGTCTGCGACTACGCCAAGTCCAAGGGTGTGCTGGCGTACAAGTTCACCAGCCCCGCCCGTGCCGCTGTGCCTGATCGTCTGTTCATCGGACCTGATGGGCGCATGTGGTTCTGCGAGTTCAAGCGCGAGGGTCAAGTGCCCACGCCTGCGCAGTACCGGGAGCACGACAAACTCAGGAATCAAATGGTCAACGTGTTTGTGATTGACAACGTGGCCGAGGGTAAGTTGATGGTTGACGTGATGGTGATGGGATGCTGACACCTGACCTGCTCCACGACTACCAAAAGAAGGCGGTCAACTTCCAGTCCACGCACCCCAACTCGATGTTGTGGCTGGACATGGGACTGGGCAAGACCGTGATCACACTGACCACGCTGGCCCATTTGATTCGCACCAGCTTCCTGCGCGGCGTGATCATTGTGGCCCCCATCCGAGTCATTCGACTTGTGTGGCGTCAAGAGGCTGCGAAGTGGGAACACACCAAGCACCTCAAGTTCAGCATGGTGGCAGGCACCAAGGACCAGCGCACCCGCGCCCTGCTGCGCCCTGCTGACGTGTACATGATCAACTACGAGAACCTTGGCTGGCTGGCCGAAACGCTGCAAACGTACTTTGTCAAGAAGGATCGCCCGATGCCGTTCAACGGAATCATCTGGGACGAGATCAGCAAGATGAAGAACAGCGCCACGAATCGGGTCAAAGCGTTTCGCAAAATCGCAAATCAATTCGAGTGGACCACGGGCCTGACCGGCACACCGGCCAGCAACGGGTACAAAGACCTGCACGGTCAGTTCCTCGTGGTGGACAAGGGTGAACGTCTGGGCACCAGCAAGACAGCGTTCCGCACCCGGTTCTACAAAAAGGCTGGACCCTACAAAGAAGTACCCTACGAGGACACCGAGGACACCATCAAGAAACTGATCGGGGACATCACGCTGGAGATGTCAGCCGAGGACTACAACCCGCTGCCTGACCTGATCGTCAACAACATCGAGATCGAGATGCCTGACGAGTTGCGGGCCAAGTACGACAGGCTGGAGAAAGAGTTCTTCATGGTGCTGGACAGCGGCAAAGAGATTGAGGCGTTTAACCAAGCGGCCTTGACCAACAAGTGCTTGCAGTTCTCCAACGGGGCCATGTACCCAATTGCCGGGATGCCGCTGTGGGAGCCGGTGCATGACATGAAGCTGGACGCGCTGGAGGACATCATCGACGAGGCCCAAGGGTCGCCCATCCTGTGCGCTTACGCTTACCGGTCAGACGCTGCCCGCATCATGGAAAAGTTCAAGGCGTTGCGGCCCATCAACCTGACCGAGTGCAAGACCGAGGCATCGCTGACCAACGCCATGCACCGCTGGAAGACGGGCGACTGTGCTCTCATGATCGGCCACCCGGCCAGCATGGGTCACGGCATCGACGGCTTGCAAAAGAACGGCCACATCCTCGTGTGGTATGGCCTCAACTGGTCGCTGGACCTGTACGAACAGTTCAACGCCCGTGTGCGCCGCCAAGGTCAAGGGGCACCGGTCATGTGCCACCGCATCCTGATGCAAGACACACTGGACCAAGCGCAGGCAATGGCGCTTGATCAAAAAGCAACAACGCAGGCCGGATTGCGCAACGCAGTCAAACAATACCGCATATCTAAAAATGTGTGATACACTTGTGGCACATCAACAACTGGAGTAAATGTAATGATCCGTGAAACCATCAATTGGGTAAAAGCCGTGTACGCGACACCGAGTGCCGAGTCGCTGGCGCTGCGTGAACTGGAGGACAGCAAGCGTAGGCTGCTGGAGGCCCAGACAGCGCGTGAATACGCCGACAGTATGTGCAAGTACCGCGAAGCCCAGATCAAGCGCCTGACGACCTATTTGCACAACGCTACGGAGGCATCATGACCCAATGTAAACACCGGTGGATACTGACCCCATCGCCACACCGCACCCAGTACCACTACCAGTGCGCCCGATGTGCCCAAGTGGCATGGGCTACGCTGAAAGAAAAGACCGAATGAAAAAGAAAAGCAAGTACAAGCCCAAGGGGGTGCGCTACGACAACCTGTCGTGGATCGTTGCTGGCATGAAGAAAGTGGGCACCTTGCCCACTGCCGGGGTGGCGCTTAAACTCAAGAACCACGAGGCGCTTGACTCCATACTGAAGGGTCAAGGCACAAAGGACCACGTTGATATGTTGATTGCAGCGGTCAACATGGCAGAGGCCATGACTCGCATTCGGGACGATCTAGGGCGTGACTGGGCAGAGGAGATCAGGGCTGCGCAGGATGCCGTCTATGCGATGGGTGTGCGCGGCCATGAGAAGGGCTCGTTCGTGTTCACGGGGCCAGAGATGACCGCTGTGAAGCTGATCATGGACCTGCATGACAGTCAACTCGATGACTGTACTGTCAAGGAAATGGAGCAAGCCTTGTTCATCGTTGAGGAAGAAATGAGGCTGCGCAAGGCCCGAGCAATCGTCAAGCGAACTGACGTGTCCCAGCCTTGTCAATGACCAACGCCTGTTTGCGGGGGCTGGTGTCTACGTTGCTGGGTACGCTGATGTGCACCCAGCGGCCAAACTCGGAGATCACTTGGTCGTAGCCGATGCCGCTGGCGATGATCTTGCGCACCACCTCGTCAGGGGTCATACCGGGCACTTTAAAGTCAGCGGCGCAACCGGTGCGGTGCTGGCTGGTGTCTTTGCTGCCCACGGCATCGTTGACCTTTTTGGTGCGCAGGCCAGAACTGATCATGATGGGCTTGCCACCCATGACCACTTTGACCTGTTCCAAAAAGTCAGCCAGTCGTGTGAGGTTGGCGAGTTCCGCATCGTTGGGGCTGTTGTCCCAGCCGTTGCGCTCGGCTGTCTCAGAGGCTGTCAACTCGTCAAGTGTGAAGTTGGGTGTCAAGTTCATTTTGTTGTCCTTGAAAGAATGTCAGTCTTGGCCTGCGATCCAGCAGACGATCCGAAGTAGTAAGCAATGATGCCCGTCCACGCCGTGCCCAAGCTGCCCAGCATCATCAAGATAGCCGGGTTGCTGCTGTCGATCTGGTTAAAGAACATCATCACCATGATGCCAAAAAAGCCAACGGTCACAGCGCCAGCCAAGATGGGAGGCATAAGGCTACGAGTGGTGGCCTGCATCTCACGCGCTGACTTGCGGTCTTCCACTTCCAGCTTCTCAAAGTTAAGGCCAAGTTCTTGCGCTTGCTTTTGCAACTCGATCTCGGCAATTTTGACCTGTGCGATCTGCTCGGCTGACAGCTTGTTGTTGGCGATCAAGTCGCCCACTTTTGCCTCGTCAACCCCGATGGCCTTGGAGATGGCCGACACAGCCATGCCTGCCAGTGGACCACCCATTGCTGTGGCAATGGTCGGTGCAATTTGTTTGAGCCAATCCATATCAATTTCCCCTTTTGGTTAGCATTGCGCTGGCAATCTCCAGCATGAATTTTACCTGCTGAATGTCCTGTGGCGGCTCTGCCCAGCCGACTGTGATCTGGCCCACAAACCGATGGCTGTCTGGTGGTACGCTGACCCGGCAGGTGTACGTCACGCCCTTCTCCAAGTACCACAGACCCACCTCGGACTGAGCGTAACGGTAGTCGCTGCAAGGAATCTCGTTGGTCATTAAGCGCACCACATCCGAGTTGTTGGCGGTGTTCTGGCTGAACAAACCCACGTCGATGTCCTCAATCGTCTTGTCCCTGCCGTCTTTGGTGTAGGCCCGGTACAGCACCCGGCTGTTGAACAGCGGGTTGACCTTGAAGATCGCCACCACTGTTGCGTTGGTCTTCTTGAGCAGCATCGAACTGGCGTCATCTGCCCGTGAGGTGTTGATCTCCGGCAGCTTTTTGGATTCCTTGTAGGCATCAAACATAAAAGTTTGGTTCTGCCACAGGAAGTACCCGGCAAACGCCACAATGCCCATTACAAGGATGGCAAACAACTTAAACGGCGAATCCACATACCCGAGCACCTTGTCGAGTGTGGAGTTGGCGTTAAGTTTTTCGTCACTCATCGCAGGTGTTTAAGGTAAATGACGATACCGCCGACCATCAGGCCAGCGAGAATAAAAATTCCAACGCCGAAAGCAATGTACTCGGCAAGGTCTTCAAGCTGCTTTTGCCGCCTCTTGGCTTCTCTTACAGCGGCTTCTTTGGCCTCTCTGCGTCTGCGAGCAGCTTGGGCTTGGAACTTTACCCAGTCTTCCCACATGCCCGGGCGGCCAGCATAGACCATGCGCTCCCGCAAGTCTTCTTCCTGCTGTTTAAGCTGCTCCAAGGCCATAAACTCGGCCATGTCGGAACCACCGCCTTTGTGGGTGGCTTTTTCTTGAATCTTAGCTTTGTTGTCGAAGTAGTCAAAGACCCGAGAACCGAGTTGGTGCAACTCTTTTCCGTTAGCCAGTGCGCCTTTGATTACTGCGAAGGCTGCGTTCGCTGCGGCCAACTCAGCCAGCATGACTCAGTGCCCCTTCATCCAACTGAATGCAAAGCCCACGGCGCTGGAGATGAACGACACAAAGGCCATACCCGCCCAGAACCCACCGCGCCCTTGGTTGGCAAGGGCCACTAGCTTCTCGACGTTAGACTCCATCTTGTCCATCTTGGCGCTCATGTCGTCAAACCGGCGCTCATAGTCTTGCACCTTTTGCCACAAGACGCCGTATTTCACTGGATCAATTTCAGCACTCTCGAACGCCATGTCGTACTACCTTACAAATTCGTTTTCAACAAAACGCTCTGGTGCCAGCATGTTGACACCGGCAGCGGTTGTGCCTGTGACAGCGGCACGAGTTGGAGCACCCCATTTTGCCGGATCGGCCATGATTTGCAACACACGGTTGCGCTCGGCAGCGGGCAGTGACTCCAGCAACTGCGCAGCACCCTCGGGTGTCTTCAGTGCTTCGGTAAGGGTCGCCATTGTCTTGGTGCCGATCTTGGTTTCCAAGATGTTTAGCGCCTTGTTGGTCGTTGCGGCCACGGCACTCAGGTAAGACGGCAGACGGAACTTGCTCATGTTCTGGAGCAGCAGTTCCTTGAGCGCGGTCTGACCACCTTCGACTTGGGACTTGATGTTGGCGTTGCGGATGACCTTTGCGGCTTCGTTTTGCAAAGGTGCCAATGTGTTCTCGGCCAACTCAACAGCGATGTTGTACTTGCCCGGGCCGAGAATCTTCTCTACGGCTTCAGGTGACTCGTTCTGCACGAGTCGTACAAAGGCGTTTTTGTCGTTCTTGAACAGACGCAGTGCTTCACCGGTCAACTCTTTCTCGGCAATCTTTTGCATCCCTTTGGCATGGGTTGCCAAATACTCGCGGTAGCCCACGCCACCCGATGCCTCAATGGCATCGTCAATCACTGGCCGAATTCGACTAAGAACACCAGCCGCAGCATTTCGTTGGCTGGTGGCGTCCATGCCCGGGCGAAGCTGTTGGATCGCAGCATTGACCGAGTTCTTACGAATGGCGTCAAGAGCAACCAAATCAATGACACCACCGCTGTTTGTCCATTTGGCAACATCGTCGCTGACGTTGCGCAAAGAACCCAGCAGCAAGTCATTGCCAGCAAATTCAGGGTTATTACCTATACCCCTGATGCTGTTCACCAGTGCATCACCCTTGAGAGGTTGAATGCCAGATTTGCGCAACGCATCTGCGGCAGCTTGCGAGAAACGAGCACCTTGACCCAAATCGAGAGATGCGGTGGCTGCTTTGGAAGCCCACTCGTCCGACATCTGCGCCAGCTTGCCGGGGTAGAAAAACTTTGACGCAAACTCGTCTGAAAAACCTATCTGGGATTTAGCTGGGGCAAGGCGAGAACTTGCAGGAAGACCTGCTTTGATTGTCTCGAATCGTGCAGCCGCAGCAGCAACGTCACCCAGTTCAATGAGGCGGCGAACTTCCTGCACTTTGGCGGCAGCTTGCTCACCAAGTTCAGCGGACATGCTTTCCAGACGGGCAACTTCTTTGCCAAGGTTGCCACGGGCAAGGGAAACGTCACGCATCGGGGTTGTGATTGCACGAACATTCTCTTTGCCAAACTCTGTTGCGGCCCGGACATCTGCGGCTGTTTTACCACCGGCCAGCTTGGACAGGGCGTTGAGCGACACATCGCCTTGGGACTTCTCCAGCGCCGACAGGAAGCGCGGATCGCGGGCCGTGGCTCGGTCGATCAAGGCTTGGAATGTAGGGCTGTTGATGTCGGCTGCTGCCTGCGCTGCGCTCATGCCTTTGCCCTGCCCCGCCTTGAGTGCGTTGAGCACTTCGGGCAAGTCTGGGCCAAGGGCGTTACGTGCGATGTCAGCAGCTTTGTTCTTGGGAATCTGGCGCAGGTCGGCCAGCTTGCCCACACCCTTGGCAATCAGCGGGCCAGCCACACGGCCACCGGCTTCAAAGGTTGCACCCTCAAGCACGTTGCGCACAGGCTCTACGACTTGGGCAGCACCCTGACGAGGGGCTTTCATACCCATCGCCACATCGGCCAGTTCCAAGCCTTCTTTGGCAATACCGTAGCCCAGACCAGCACCGCCCACGATGCCAGCCGGACCCATTGGTGTACCCAGCAGACCGCCACCAATTGCACCACCAGCTTCGAGAAGTGGGGCGACAAAAGGACGTGCTGCCTGATAGACGCGCTGACCGGTGCTCAAGTCTTGACGGGCACCGGGCATACCTTCGGACGCAGCCGTGCGGGGGCGCAGCGACTCGGGCAGTTCCGGTACTGCTGGCGCTGCCGGTGCTGTAAGTTTGCCGATGTCATACCCATTGGCTTGCAGCTTGGCCGTCAAATCGGCCTTGCTCATACCATCGGGTACGCCTTTGATAATTGTGCCATCGGGCAGACGAACGTCCATTATTTCAGGCTCCCAAAGTCAATTACGCCACCGGCTGCGGGAGCAGGTGCGCCTGCACCGCCTGATCGAGATGCGCGAGTCTGTGCGTTTGTTACACCCTTGCGGATCACGTCTTGCAGGTCCATTGCGGCGCGGATAAATTCCTTCTCGTCAGTTGAAGTGGACATCCGATTGATGGCGTCCGTACCCTTCTGACCTTCTTTTTCCGTAATGGCACCACCACCCTTGAGCGATTCAAAGGCTTCAAGGAACGATGCGCCCTTGATCTGGTCAAAACGAGCCATGAAGCTGGCAGCATCGGTGCCCGGGATAAACCGTGCGCCGGGGAGCCATGTGGCACCCACGCTGCCGCTGAAACCGGGGTGGGGCTTCTCGCCTTTAAGCAATTGACCGGTCTTGGAGTCGCGCTTGCCGACCAACTCGTCGATCAAGCGTATGCCCTCCTCGGCACGACCGATGACTTTTGGCAACGCCTGCATTGCGGCCACATCACCCTTGGCGATTGCTTCACCAACGGCTCTTGCGCCACCCATGCGCTGCTGGAACGCTGGGTCAGCATCCCTGCGATTGTTTTCCTCAAGCACGGCAACACGACGACCTTCAAGGCCAAGGCGTTGACCTTCTTGCTTGATTCGTGTCGCATCGTTTTGCAGACGCTGTGCTTCACCGGGGGCCATTGTTTTAGCAGCAGTGCCGATGACTGCGGGTGCGCCGCCAAAAGCTGGCACGTTCACAAGGTTGACAGCGCCGCCTATGTCAACCGATTTAACTGTCGGCTTCAACTCGCCAGCACTTGCACCAGCCTGAGAAAGAATCCGCACTCGATCGGCAGCAGGTAGCGCCAACAACTCACTGACCGTGGTTTTGACTTGCTCGGGCGTGTACAAGCCCTGCAACACTGCGTCTTCGCCAAACGCAATGATGTTTGCATCCGAGGGGTTGGCCGACAGCCCGCGCTTGAGGTCTTCGCCAAACTTGCGCTGCTTTGTCTTAAGTTCAAACTCGGACGCTTTTTGCGCTGCCCGTTGCGCTGCGGTGGTTGCTGCTTCTTTGCGGAACTGAATGCCCAACTGAGGGTTAACCCTGAACAGTTGGTTTTCATAGTCTTCGGCTGCGGGGTTCAACTGGCGCAGTGCGTTGCGCTCCTCAAGTGCCGCTTGAGCCTCTTGCATCTTCAGGGCATTCAACTCTTGTGCTTGACGACCGCCTTGGATTTGCTGAATTTGAGCGTACTGGGCCAAAGCGTTCGGAGCCTGAAACTCAGGCTGACGAAAACTCATTGCGATGTTTGGATTGACAAGTGCCATGATTGGTCCTTATGTGCTAGAGCCGTAGCGGAATCCGGCGTAAGGGTCTTGGTACCCGATGCTGGGGGCAGGTGCAGCGGCTGGAGAATAACCCGTAGGACGGCTCAACGCTTGCTGTAACAACGCATTGTTGGCCTGATTTTGCTGGTAGTTCATGTACTGACCAACGCCGCCACCAATTGCATTCGCCATACCCATGTAACCAGAGGCACGGGCTTGGGCACCGGCACCCAATGCTTCACCGACACCAGACGCCATTGATTGACCCGCAGCACCCAACTGATTAGTGGATGTTTGACCAAAACCGGCCAGCGATTGCAATGGGTTTAATCGGGCGCTACGCTCGGTTTGGTAGCGATTAAATGCATTGGTGTATTCTTGCGAACCCATTTCTTGGCCGAACCTAGCAGCGGCTTTCAAAGAACTGCCTGAAATTTGACCACCTCGAATTGCTGCCATTCGGTCCAATTGTTTTTGCCCCTCGGACAGTCGGAAAGCGTAGCCGGGGTCGGCTTGAAACTGGTCCATTCCGAATGGGGTGTATCTAGACGCTGCTTCAAGTTCTGGCAAAGCGCGAACACCCACTTCACGAAACGGCGCTTGCAACTCGACTTGGCGCTCAAATTGTTCCCGTTGAAGATCGGCTGCGCGGTCAGCAGCACCAGCTTGTGTTTTAGCGGCACTTCGAGAAGATGCTGCACCTAATACAGCACTGCCCAAGATTGCGGTTTCGATTCCCATTTAATTCTCCTTAACCAGCATACCGCTGTCAGATTCTTTAAAACCAAGCCGTTTCAAAATGTCGTACATGTAGTCGTGGCCCGGCGTGACTTTGGTTGTTACTCTTGACCCGTCAAAAAGCTGCCGCAACAAGCCCTTGGTAACCCAAACACGTCGCCATTGCGGAAGAACCGAAACATGCAACTCGTCATCTTTGCGATACACCGCGCCAATAATTTCGTCGTCACGCTTGATTGCCTTGATTATCCAATCTTTTACCGAGTTGCGGTAATCTTCAAACAATACCGGCGCACTCCAATCGGTAGCCTCGTATCCTACGCGCAGCGCAGATTCACGATCATCTACCAGTTGAGTTGTCATCAAGTCACCTCGCGTCCGCTGACGCGCATGTTGATGGCGCTGGCGGTTCCTGCAATTGTACTGATGAAGTCGCCGGAGTTCAAAACCTGTCCGACCAACTCGGGAAACGTGTAGACCTCGGACGGCTGAAGCGTCTTGGTCTTGGTGATCAGGTTGCTGTTGCCAGCGGAGCCAGCCAGAGTGACCAAGTTGACCGAGATTGTGGCAGCACTGGCGCTGTAATTGGTCGCAGTGAACTTGTCGATGATCGTGGTCACACCATTGGCGGTGTACTGGGTTGTCTGGGTGTTTGCAACATCTTTCGATGGCACCAGATTCTTGACGGTGACTGTCATTAGGGTTTCTCCTTATTCAAGCATTAGGTAGCTGCGGGAATCTTGTTTCCACTTACCTAGGGTTCCATCGTAAATCAGCTTGTCGCCGTTCGATGGGTTCATGGCGCTCACATCGGCCAATTGAGCCAGCATAGCGGTTACTTGGGCAGGTATCAACGATAGTGCGTCAATCTGCTTTTGCATCTCGGCGATCTGGTCAAGCGCACTCTCTTGAGTCGGCTGTGTCTGCACTTCCTGCGTCAGCATCTGGAGCAGTGCGTCATAGCTGGCAATGAGCGACTCAGCACTGGGGCCGACAACCGGGTCGTTTACAACATCATTCGCTACGTTGTTCAACGACAAGAAAAACAAATACCACGCCCTGCTGATCAACCCCGTGTCAGGGTCAACCAGCGGCACCCGTGGGGGCGTGATGATGGGGTTAAGCATTGGTCGGACTCAGCATCAGTTCAGCGCCCATGATGGCGATCTTCACAGGGTCGGTGCCCGACACCTCGTAGACGCGATCACGCAGCTTCAGGGTCATGCCCAATCTGCGCCAAATGGCACGGCGGTAGTACTCGCCAATCTTGCCAATGCTGACCCAGTGCTCGTTGGACCATGTGTGCCCACCATCGTCGGACCAGCGCAGCATGACCTGTGGGTCGCTGCCTTGCGTAATCGCTGTTTGCTGTTCCGCAATAAGTTTGTCACCACCCTCGGTAACTAAATAATCACCTTCTTCGGTTTGCAAATAAATTGTTTCGGCAATCATGCTGCCGTTTAAGCCAGTACCCGACTCGCAGTCAAGCTGGAGGCTGTGCTGCGCGGTACGCTTCAAGTTGTTCTGACCGGTGGGCAGTGCTCTCCACGAACGCAGCCATTTTTGAATCTGTCCGTTGTCCGAATAGTCTTCCAAGTCGAACGAGTAAATGTTGCCATTCTCGAAGTCGCCCACAACGATCTTGTTGTTGAACGACATTTGGCAGTTGCTGCGGTGGCGGGTAAAGTCGCCATTGACAAACCCTGCCCTCTCGTGCCAAGCCTGTGTGGCGGCATCGTACACCCATGTGGTGTTGGCCGTGGGAAAGATCAGCACGTAGAAGTTGTGGCCGTCTTGTTGGTACGTGTACCCGATTGCGTCTGTCAGGTCAGAATACTGTTGGATTTGCCATTCGACAGCATGGGTCGAAATGCGCTGACCAGCATAGCCGTTGGCCCGGTAGACGATGCCCTGACCACGGCGGTCACGGCCAAGCCAGAACAGGCTGTTGTCCATCTTGGCTATGGAGTAGGGGGCAGCGCAGCCCAACTCGTTGAACGCACCGGGGATGCGCTCAAGAGGGAAGTCCAGCGCAGCGGTATCAGACCAGACCTCAATCGAGTTGGTTCCAAAGGCCCACACCTCGCGGAAGTTGGCAACCACGGCCACCAAGCCATCAGGGGAGGCTGCTGTTTGTGCAAACTCCAGCGGGTCGATTGATGTGCCGTCCAGAAAAGCCGTGACCCACATCTTTTGGCTGTTCGGCTCGTTGAACACAAAGTAGCCATCCAGATAGGCCACAGTCACTGCGCCGGGGAAGTCCGGGTCAGTAATCTGACCAAATGCGTTTGTGTTGGCGTTGTAGATGAAGCTGGGGCCGTTGCAGGCAATGAACAACTGTGTACCGTTGTCCGACATGCTGACAGGGCCAGTGCCGCTAACGTTGCCGATCAGCGTGGCAGCGTAGGCGTTGTCAATCTTGAACAACTGAATGCCCGACACCACAAAGCCCGTACCATCGTTAGACGAGAATGCCCACAGGCCACGGATCGGGCCTGTGCCGACCGTGTTGAGCAGGTTGAGGCCGGGGGCGCGGTTCAGAAACGCAGGTTCTTTGCCAGCCTCGGGCACGATCTCGGGAAACAGGTTGACCATGCGGGCATCCGCAGCGTTGATGCTGCGGGCCACGTAGGATGAACCGAGGATGGGCGTCTTCATCAGTAGTTTCCAGCGTAGATGTTAAAACGCTGACGATTGGACACCAATGCGTAGGGCATGGACATCACATCGTATGGGTTGTTGATGCGCTTCAAGTTGCGCTTGCTGGTCATGGCGATGCGCTGCACCTGTGGGCTTGGCTCCACGCCAAACTCAGGAGCGATCTCCATTGCCAAGTTGTAGGCAAACGCCCGCATGTAACCCGGTGGGAAGAACAACTCGGTACTGAGTAGCGCAGGCTGCGTCAACTCTTGCACCGAGATGAAGTGCCACTCTAGCAACTGCGTTGGCCGGGGGTAGATGTACATCTCCACGTTGGGGAACGTGTTGTTGACAAAGATGACCTGCGGAAAAGTCGATGTCGAGGTCTTGACAGCGATGCCGTTGTACTGGTCTTGGTTGATGATTTTGATGCCATACGACACGCCGCTTGGGGCGCGAAAGTAGGTGCCATCGTCAAGCTGGATTGGGCGGTTGCCCACAAAGTCACCAGAAGGTCCAAGGGTCTGTTTGATCTGGCCCACGGGCCAGTTGAACACTTGGTCTTGGGTGCAGAACACAGACAGACGCTCGGTATTCCACGAGTCGATCATCTGGTTCATTGCAGTCAAGGCATCCTGACTGGTAGCCGCTGACGCCGTTTCCCCTTCGGCAAGAATACCAAGCAGCCTGAGTGCTCGGTTGATCTGATCGCCAGCGGTATAAGCCATTTCAGTTTCCTTCGGATTCGTCGCTTGCCGAAGTCAAAAACGATGGGACTTCGTTGGGCTGTTCGACAGGTTTATCGGTCACTTTGCGAGTCAGCTTGTTGCGCACAGGCTTTTCTGCTATCGGTGCCGCCTCAACGGGCGTGTCAGGATTGTACCGTGTCCAGCCGTTTTTTTCATCCATCTCAATTTCAGCTTCGTTGGTGGCAACTTTGGCACCAAACTCAGGGTGTACGAGGACAATGTTCATCTAAATCTCCATGTGAAAACGGGGCCGAAGCCCCGTTTTACCAGTTGCTCAAGAATTAAGCAACGCGATAGATTGAGTACGCTGCGTCACCTGTTTTGCGGAAACGGAACGTACCAGATGTGTTGC